GCAGATCTCCGCCTTTTGAAATTGCCGAAGCTCCAAAAACTGCATGTCCCGGTGGTTAATCGGGACCGTCTTAATTTCCGCGCCCTGTTCTAGCACGCCAATCTTTCCCGAGTTCTTGACCCCGCCGAAGTTGTCGAGCAGCCAGTTTTGCAGGTTCTTCCGGGCCTCGTTGCTCAAGGCTTGCGGCACGGACATATAGGCCGGCGGCGTGGCGTTGTTCCGGAAAAAGTTCGCGCCGTAGCCTTCGGCGTCTTGCGTCATACCAATCGACTGGGCCATGTACGTCACAGGCGAATATCCAATCAGATTCGATTCGCCGTCGTAGCCCAAACCGGGCACGTGCAGCACATCAGAGGCAGTAAAGGTCTCCTGACCGTACGTGTACACCAGCACGCCAGTCTCTTTATCGCGGGCCACGCGCACGTCCGTAGGCGACAGCGGCACCAGCCGCACAACGTCGCCGCGCAGGTTGGTGAAGATTCGCGCGTAGAAGTTTCCCTGCAGGCACAGGCACTTCGCGGCAAGCTCCCAGAACTCGAAGGCGCTCATATCCGGATTCGGCGCGTCGTGCAGCAGGTAGTACAGCGCGTGGTTTCGGTCCACCTGGCGGCCGTCGGCAGTGCGGCGGTAGACCGCGCAAGGCATACTGCCGATGGTCTCGGCGATCACGCGGACGCAAGCCCAGACGGCAGCGACGCGCATGGCGCTGTCAGCGCTCACGTACCACTTCGACCCGGACGTCGGCCTGTACCAGAAGTCGTTATCCGGTGGTGGCGTGGCCCCGAGTTTACACAGCAGGCGTCCGAAGGCGTTCATACGAATCTGTTGGGTCGTGCTACCAGCGTATCACGAATTGTCAAGAGTATATTACCACCCCAGCGTCACCGGCACCATGTCCTCGTAGATCGACCGCTCGGCGCTCGACCCCTGGACGCAGATCCCCGTCGCCATGACCGCGGCAATCACGAGGTCGTTCCGCGTGGACTCGCGGCGGCGGTCGGAGTGGACTGGCTTGATATTGCCAGCCGCGTCCGTCGTGATCTCGGTGCAATCGACGCACCACCTAAACACCGGGTTGCCGTCGTGGACCAGCGCCCGCTCGTGGACCAGCGAGTCAAACCGCTTCGCGGCCGGCGACATGGACCCAAAGCCCTGCCCAAACTGCACGACATTTAGCCCGGCGCCCTGTAGTTCCTGCGCGGTGTCGCGTGCGCCCCAGCGATCGTAGGCGATGGCCTGAATGTTGTACTCGCCGGCAAGTTCGATTATATGTGCTACCACGTGCCGCCAGTCAGTCACATTGCCAGGCGTCGTGCGGATGTGGCCGTCCTGCGCCCACAGATCGTAACGGACGCCGTCGCTCAGGATCTTGTCGCGCATGGCGGCCTCGGGGATGTAGCCCCAGGCCCGGTAGTAGACCTTCCCCTGATACGGCCAGCACAAGGCAAACGCCGTCAGATCGCGCACCGCGGCAAGGTCCAGCCCGCCAAAGCAGGGTACGCCGGTCAGATCCGGCCACTCGCCTTCGCATTCGTCCCAGTCGCGGATAGCGATCCAGTTCGTTTGCGCCGAGGTCCATTGATTTAAATACAAGCGGCGGAACGTGTTCTGCCTCTCGGGCCGAGCCAGCGCCTGACGGAACTCCTCCTCGTAGTCCGACAGTTCGTGGAGATGCCCCAGCGACGGCAAAGCTTGCGGCCAAAGCGATTTATCGGTCCAGTCAGCGTCGCTGGGCACTTCGTAAATCAGCGGAAAGTACGTTTCGTCCTTGACGTCGCCGCGCAACACGCGCCGCGCGTATTCGTACTCTCGATAGCAGATGGACTCCTGATTCGATCCGGCGGTCGTGATGACCACCCACAACGGGTTGCGGCGGGACTTGCTGCCGGTCGTCAGCGCGTCGTATAACTCCTGCTCGGCGGTGCCCCACGCATGCAATTCGTCGAAGACTACCAAGCTCGGGTTATAGCCGTGCTTGCCGGCGCCGTCGCTGCTCAAGGCCCGAATGATACTGCCGGTTTCGTTGTGCCGGATCAGCTTCCGCGATTCGGTGATCGTCACCAGCGGCAAGAGGTCGTCCGAATGCCGGATTATGGACGCCACAGCATCGAAGCAGATGCTGGCTTGGTCGCGGTTTTTTGCGGCCATGTAAATCTCTTGGTTGTGCTCGGCCGACAAGAAAAACTCGGCGACGACGAGCGCGGCTACGGTTTGCGTTTTCGCTTGCTTCCGGCCCATGGAGCAATAGGCTTTCCGATACAAACGGCGGCCGTCGGCGCGCTTCCAGCCAAGCAGGTTGGCAATCAGCTTTTTTGAGTGCGGCAAAAGGACAAATGGCTCAGGGCCGCCGCTCTTAGTGCTCTTCGTGAGAGTCAAAGTGCCGATCAAACCCTCGGCAAGCGCAATGGCGTTGGCGTCGTACCAAATATCAGGATTGCTGTTTGGCAAGGGCCAGTATCCTTAGGGCAGGCGACTGGGCTTTCTTTTCGACCTTCGATGGCACCCCGGCCCGCAGGCGATTCTTTGGACCCATCGCCAATTGCGCCCGAAGGTCCGATATCTGACGCCCAATTGCCAAATACATGCGGTCGTCCTCCACTGACTCGCGCTTGAGGAGCAGTGTAGCGAGGTCGGCGTACAGTCCAGCGTCAATTTGACGTATCGAAACGTTCGATGCGCGGTTCTCGGCAACTAGCCGCTCAAAGATTTTCCGCACCTTGGCGGGCGTGCCCGGCGGCGGCGTGATGTCTTCGTGCACCAACTCGTACGGCGGCTTCACGTTCTCTGGTCGCGGTGCTGGTCCTCTCAGTCCCATTTGTTTATCTGATAGTAGCCTACCATAAAAAAAACAAATTGTGACAAGCGGCCCAAGCCCCCGCAAACTTGAAACACCTAGTTTTGTCGCACTCGGTGGCCGAAGTCGGTGCTGCGCAAGACTCCCCAGGACCCCCAGTACCCCTCCCCCAGCTAGTACTTCCGCCCGTCTGCCGCCGTTTTCCGCGCGTGACACCCAATGCACAGCGCCTGCAGGTTGTCGATGTCCAGTCGCGCACCACCGGCGCGCAGCGGCACGATGTGATCCACCAGCCGAGATGGTCGTACCTGGCACAGCTCGCAGACCGGGCGCTCCCGGCGAAGCATGCGCGACAGCCGCTCCCACGTCGCGTCGTAGCCGCGGGCCGTCGAATCCGGCCGCGTGTCCGGTTGCCGTTGCCGGTCGCGCCTGGCAGCAATGACCAGCGGGCAGACCGACAAATGCGCGGCGCGGCAGCGGGGACACCAGCGGGGCGGGATCGTGGGCATACAGTCAGTTTATGTTCGATTCTTTAGTTGATCTGATTTTAAACGCTCGTGATCGCCGTTCGCTTCTGGTGATCGTTGCCGTCTTGGTTTGGTGCATCGTCTCAGCCGTGGCTGCCGTGGCGTGGCTCTTGCGTCGGCTGCTTTCGTAGCCCGTCACCGCTCGTTAAGCGCGGCGGAGGTGTCCGCACTGACGATGGAACGCTGGAACGCTACTGGAACGCTGAAAAATACCCCTAGCGTGCCGTCCTAACCCATTGATTCTATTATATATATTCTCCTTGGAACGCATGGAACGCATAAAATATAAACAGTGAATACATTGATAGGTAAATAGGGAATAGGAAAAGCTGCGTTCCTGCGTTCCAGCGTTCCACTCCTGATTACTGCCGGCGCCAACCATTCGACACGCCAAAGTGCCAAATATTGTTGATCCCGCTGCCTTCAAATCAGCCGTAACCCTATGGCAGCACGGGCTTTACGGCCAGAAAAGTGAACCGGCGATGAGGTAATTTCAATGCCCGCTGATCGAAGCAAGCCCGCAAAAGACTGCGGCGTGATTCTTTTGCCGTACCAAATCGCAAATCGATCTCTCATATCCGGCAGTGGCGCCCGACTACCTGCGTCCACCTCGCAAGCCTCCCCAATCCACTCAACTACTGGATTCTGGCTCGCCCGGTACTCCTCGACCTCCACCCCCCCAACGGCAGTGAACGTGCCGCCGTTAAGATACAGCCGCTGCGCCCCGTACAGCGCCCAGTGCAGAATGCCGTTGATCTCGCCGCGCAGCTTGTCCCAAATCGACCGATCCTGCTCGGCGAGTGGAATGACGTGGTTGAATGAGATCAGCAGCAGCCGGTTGAAGGTGCCGCGGCTGCGATCGTTGATGGTGGGCAGGACGTTGGTCACGATCACGTGCTTGGCGATGGGGACGTCCAGAACAGGCGGCAGGAATTTTTCGTCGAACAGAATCGGCTCCTCGGTGGAAACGAGCGTCTTGAAGCCGCCGTCCGCGATCATGGCGTCAGAAGTGAGTTCGGTCAGAAGGTTCACGAGCTTCCCCCGCAGCGGCGCCCGCTTGCGCGGGTCGTCCATGGACTCGACACCAACGGCACAGCAGTTCTGCTGCCCCGCAAGGACGCGCAGCAGGAACGGGATCGTGGATTTTCCGCAATCGGACTCGCCCTTGCACAGCAGCGCCTTCTTGTATGTAGCGTGCGGCATGAGGCAGTAACCAAAGAACTCCTGCAGCGCGTCCTTCTTGGCCTCCTGGTCCAGGTCGCCGCCAAAGTAGGTGTCGAGGCACTCCTGCCAGACCGGGCAGCAGCTGGAGGAGTCGTACTCGTGTGGGACGCAGGACTGAAGAAAGTCAGTCTTGCGATGAGCGCGAAGGCTCATCGACCGCACGTCGATGACGCCGTTGAGGAGCGGGATCTCGAATTTCTCGAGGTTGCGCCACCGGACGGCGTCGTTCCTCGATCCGTCGATGATTCGGTTGGCGATCTCGGATCGGCGCTTCATGTTCGAGAATCGCGGCTCCGCAACGACCGCGAGATGCTTAAGTGTGCCGATGTCGATCTGGCCCCAGTGCGTGCCCGTGTATTGGTACAACACGCCGACGTGGTTGAGGAACGCGTGCTGGGTGACGAGTCTGTCGGCAATAGCGTTCGGCGTGAGTTTGGCCGGCACCTCGACATCGCTCGCCTCGTACTCGGCTTCGAGGATCTCGGTGGATTCGCGTGGGGCTGGCGGCTGCACCGACGAATACTCCGGCGACATCCCTGGCAGATACCGATTACAGACGTCGGCGACCAGTTTAACCATGTTCCGCTCGGGAGGAATGATCTCACAGCGTTTAGACAGCATCACAACGGATGGCAGCATTTCCTCCTCGGTCATTCCATATTTCGACCGCATCGAGCATGCGTATCTGAAGAGCGTATCGTGCTGCTCGCCATGCGGGATGATTTTGGGGGCAGGCCCCAGTCGCTGCGATCCGGTCGGTCGCAACCGCTCGAGGAGCCACTGCGGCGCCTCGGCAGGCTCATCCGTTGGGAACTCGTCGACGCAGTCCCAAGCGTATTCCTGCCGCGTGTCGGGATGAACGGACGGCGCGGCCACGATGTAGCCGCCCGCGCCGCGGATGTCGATATGCGGTCCGACCTTCGAGGTGGAGTTGGTGACCGGAAAATCAGGCGTCTTAAAAAGGTGGTGCCTCCCGTTGGTCCCGGTGATCGCGGTGACGGTCGCCGGCAGAGTCACCGATTCGAGCCACTCAGCAGCGTCCTGGTGCTTGGAATCGACGTCCAGCACGAACCACAGCACGCCCGTTCGCAGGCCGATGTTGTAGTTGGTGTTCTCGCTCCACCAGGCGCGGATCTGGCGCTCGTCGGTGGTGGCATCGTTGCAGCCGTGCCTGGTCGCCGGAACCTTCGAGAGCGGCTTGAGCGGATGCACGGACCAGCCTCGGCGGGCGTAGTGGAGGGCGGCGTCGATGAGTTTAGACATGGGACTTTCGGCGTAGAATGCTTCGGTTGGCTAGTCTGGAAACGACTCTCAGGTCAGCATTATGCGAATGGTATTCCGCCCAGTCTTCCTCGAGCCAAGTCTCTTGAAACACAGATCGCTCCTGATAGCCAGACTTGTACTGAATCTCAATCAATTCAAAATCCGTTCTGACTACCTTCAGCCAAGCCTCAACCAAAGCCGCGAATGTGTTAGGCGGAGCGTGATCCACGTCTGAATCTGCAATAGTCATGGGATCGTTGGTGATCGGGCAATTTGCCGTTTTGCATTTTCGCCAAAATTCGTTGCGAAAAAAAATGATCTGCGGTTCAATAACTAAACGACAAATTCTCATGACCTCAGATCGTTGAGACCGTGGCGACAAACAGTTCCGCCACGAAAAGTCCCGAATCGAGCCATCAGTTCTAACGGCGAGAAACCGCAAAAATCCGTTTTCAATTTCTTGTACCCGGAAGTGTTTTAACCCGCAATCAATAACGAGGTGCTTGCGCGGGTGAAGATCCAACATCGCCAAGACAAAGGCGGCATCATCATTGGCTATAAACGGCTTGCCTTTCCATACCTGCAGAATTTGACGAATGTGTTTTTCTGCGTCTACTTTGGTTTTGAAGTCCTTGTCAAAAATCTTCATAATTTACCACTGCTTTCGCCATACCACCGCCAAGCCACAGCTCCCACCTAATCCCGTAGTCATTCACTAACTTCCAATTCTCCTCATTCCACTCCTTGCGCCAGCCCGACTCGGGCGGGTTGCGAAAAATCGCCTGATATTTCACAAAGGCATACCCCTTTGAAAACGGCGATCCATCCTTCTTCGTCCCCGTGTGCTGCTCGTACAGCAACCGGAAGTACTTCGACTTCCGCTGCGACTCCGTATACTCACGGACCCGCTTTTCGGTGACCTCTTCGAGTACTCCATTGTAGACCTTGAGTTCCTTGCGCTTGGCGCGGACGGAAAACCGGTAGCCACAGCGGCAGGTCTCCGCGTCCAGTTCCGCCACCTCGCCGCAGTCCGGGCAGACCTTAAAGGTCTCAGCGTGGCTGACCTGCTTTGACCGCTTCCGTTCGGCGTCCTCGGTGAGTTGCCAGTTCTGATCCCGGCGCACAAGGCCGTGCTCCATCGTGCAGTTGCCATGGTCGAGGATCAGACAGTCGGTCTTCCCGGGGGCCGTACGCAGACCGCGACCAGCCATCTGCAAGTAAAGGCCCTTCGACTTCGTGGGCCGCGCCAGGACGATGCAGGACACGACCGGCACGTCCACGCCTTCGGTCAGTACCATCGCGTTCGAGACGACCGTCAGCCGGCCATCGGCGAGGCGCTTCAAGATGTCCTCGCGCTCGGCCTTTGGCGTCTCCCCGTCGAGGTGCGCGGCGGCGACCCCGGCGGCGCGGAAGGCGTTGACGATGGTCCGGGAATGCTTGACGCCGGCGGCGAAGACCATCGTGAGCCGACCGCTCGCGAGGCGCTTCCACTCGGTCACGACATCGCCGACCAAGTGCGGCTTGTTCATGGCATCGGAAAGCTGCGAGGCGTCGTAGTCGGACCCCGCGATCGCCACGCCGGCCAGATCCACGCGCTTCCCCGCGAAGGCGCGATCCGGCACGAGGTAGCCCTCGTTTATCAGCGTCCTAATGGACGGACACTGAACCATAGCGTCGAAAGACGAGGCCAGTCCCTTGCCGTCGCTGCGGATCGGCGTGGCCGTGAGACCGATGACGTGGGGCGTCCCCGCGATGTCGATGACCTTGCGGTAGGATGCCGCAGTGGCACGGTGGGCCTCGTCGATGATGACGAGCGTAGGGCGGTGGTCCATGCTGCGGTTGACCAGTGTCTGAACGCTGGCGACCTGCACCGGCAGGTGCGGACGGTCGCGCCAGTGGTCGGCCATGATGATGCCGTGCGGGATCCGAAACTGGTCGAGACGGGCGGAGGCTTGGTCGATGAGTTCCTTCCGGTGAGCCAAGAACCACACACGGCCGCCACGCCCCACGGTGAGGCGGATGATCTCGGCGGCGATGGTAGTTTTTCCGGCGCCGGTAGGGGCAACGACCAGCACGCGGCGGTGAGAGCGAAGGGCGTCCCGGGTTTCGAGGATGGCTTGCGTTTGGTAGGGGCGGAGAGTCATAAAGGTGGAAGAGTAGGTAAATCGAAGCCCCCAAAAAGATCCCGTAGTCGCTCCGTCGAGTTCGCCACGCCCACCCGGAACCCCAGGTGTTTCAGCATGGCAAGCCGCTCTCGCTGCAGTTTGCTCGGATTGCCAGTGCTGGATTTCATTTCCAGCCACAGAATCCCGTGCTCGGGGTGCAGCAGCAGCCAGTCGGGTGTACCCTCGACGCCGATCTTCACCGGCCGTCCGTCGCGCGTGTAGAAAAGACCGACTTGGTTTCGATGCGCGTACCAGCCCAGCTGGCGGACCCAAGCAAGGCAGTCGATGGTGGCTTGGTTTTCGCTAATTTTGCTGGGTTTAGTCATCGTTCAGCCTTTTCTTCAGGTATTCTGCCCACTCCCGCTCCCGCGCCTCCCG